TGGGAAGAATGGGAAGAATGGGAAGAATGGTGGGAAGAATGGGAAGAACGGGAAGAATGGGAAAAACGGTGGGAAGAATGGGAAGAATGGAGGGAAAAATGGTGGGAAGAATGGGAAGAATGGGAAGAATGGTGGGAAGAATGGGAAGAACGGGAAGAATGGGAAGAACGGTGGGAAGAATGGGAAGAATGGTGGGAAAAACGGTGGGAAGAATGGGAAGAATGGAGGGAAAAATGGTGGGAAGAATGGGAAGAATGGTGGGAAGAACGGAGGGAAAAATGGCGGGGTAGTGGTAACAGAATTAGATGCAGGAGAAACTCCAGAGTTTCCATTTGCATTTGTTGCATAAACAGTATAAGTTTGTGAAGTGCTTCCTTCTTGAACTACAGTTGTAGAAGTTGCATTAAGTGTGTTACCTTTTCCATCTGTAGATGCCCAAGTATAAGAAGTAATTGCAGAACCACCATTGTTTGGTGCGGTCCAAGATACTGTGTCTAAATCTACTCCAGTTGTTGCAGTTGGAGCAGATGGAGTTGCTGGAACAGTTGTTATTGTTGGAGCATTAGACGCATCAGAAGCAGCAGAAGTTCCTGCTGCGTTACTTGCTGTTACTGTAAATGTTGGCGTTGAACTGGAGGTTAAACCAGTTACAGTTATCGGAGAAGATGACCCAGTTGCTGTCTGACCTGTGCTTGCTGTTACTGTAAATGATGTGGCAGCAGGAGAAAGTGCGGGTAAAGAAAATGTAACAACTGCTGCGCCATTATTAAATGCACGGCCTGTTCCTACGTTTGTTGCAGTACCAATAATTGGCTTTAATGGCTCCAAAAAGTCATTTGACGCTTGGGACTTTCTACCTGATTTCTTACCTGCTGCCATTTGTATCTCCTAGTTTCTTATTGAATTTTGTATTACGCTGTCAAGTCGCCGTAGACAACCCATGTGTTTTCTGCTCTCTTGAAAAGAGTTGCAGATGACCATTGAGTTCTCAACTTGAGACCTGGTGTTGCATTTACAGTTACTCCTGCTGCTCCAGCAATTGTTACCTGACCTGTTCCAGTCTGTAGAATATCGAATGATGTTCCTACTGGGTAGGCAATTGATGAGTTTAGCGGAATTGTTAATGTAAGTGCTGAAGATGATCCCATTTCGATTAGATCATCTCTGTGGTCTAATGTTGATAGGGTATAAGATGCTGACTTTTGTGTAATTGGTGTATATGAGTCTACCTTTGCTGCAAGTGATGTTGTAATTGTTGAAGCAAAGTTAGCATCATCACCAAGGGCTGCAGCAAGTTCGTTAAGTGTGTTAAGTGCGTTTGGTGCACCATCAATAACTGCTGTTACTTCTGCAATTGCTTCAGATTTTGCTGTAGCGATTGCTGTGACTGTTGCTGTTGATACTGGCTTATCAGCATCTGAAGTATTGTCGACATTTCCAAGACCTAATGATGCTGCTGTAACTGCTGCAACATCTGCTGTGGTGGCCAAAAGAGATGTATCTACAATTCCATGTACATTTGTTGTGTCTGAGTTATGTGCTGACACTGCATCATCAGCATATGTCTTAGTTGCAATTGTTGAATCAACAGTGAACTGCTCTGCAACTCCGTCCCATGCAAGACCTGTACCTGCAAGTGTTGCCTGATCTACTTCTGCTCCTGAAACTGCGTCTGTAAGTTGTTGCTGTGTAACAAGGACTGTGGTATCAACAATTCCGTGGACATTTTCTGTCTCTGAGTTATGTCCTGTTAGATCTCCTGTAGTTGCTAGAAGAGAGGTGTCTACAATTCCGTGTACATCTGTTGTATCTGATTCGTGTGCAGATAGCGCACTTGCTGCTGCTGTTGTTGCTGTATTAACATCTCCTGTAGTTGCAAGAAGTGATGTATCGGCAATTCCGTGTACGCTAGTTGTAGCATCACTATGTGTAGTTGTTAATAGGTTTGCTGTATCAACAATTCCGTGGACATTTTCTGTCTCTGATGCGTGAGCAGATAGTGCTGATGCTGCTCCAGTAGTTGCTGTATTAACATCTCCTGTAGTCGCAAGAAGTGATGTATCAGCAATTCCGTGTACACCCATTGTATCTGTATTATGTGTTGTTATTGCTGTGCCTATCTCAGTTGTAACATCTGCTGACAAGGCTAAATGAGCAGTGTTGTTAATTCCATGAACACCAGTTGTGTCATTTGAGTGCTCAGACAAACTGGTAGTAATTGTAGTAATGAATGCTGGATCATCACCAAGTGATGCTGCTAGTTCATTAAGGGTATTTAGGAGATCTGGAGCACCATCAATAATTGCTGCTAGTTCTGCTGCATTGGCAAAATACTGTAATGCTGACCAGGCTGAAGAGCCGTTACCCATCTTAAATTTGTTTGTGTCGGTTTCAAAACCGATTTCACCTGCTGCTAATACTGGATTGGCAGCCGTCCATTGGGCTGCAGTACCTCTGCGCTGTTGCATTCTTGTTGCCATTTATATCTCCTTATGGGGTCTGCCCATGAACTAGTCTTATTATAACATCAATTTTTTAATTGAAATTATCTACTACACTACCGCCATCGAATACGACAGTCCATTCTGTTGTGTCTGGTCCGCCTGCATCCAATCCTATGCCCAGTGGGCTATTAAATGATCCACCTTCATAGAACTGGGATACTATGAAACCAGTTCCATCAATTGCGGTATCGTGAATGTGCTGTGGAAGATTGTTTGTATCATCAATAGTTGCCTGGGTATACCATGTACCATTGTAATAGAAGTTAACTCTATTCGTTAGAGTATCTAACCACTGTGTTCCGTTAGTTGGTGAAGAAGGAGCAGTTGAGCCAACAGCCATAGATCCTGTTAGGGAGTCTACATAAGCCTTAGTCGCTGCATGTGATGCAACAGTAGGAGTTCCTACTGTTACTGCACCTCCGAATGTACCGCCGTTAGTTACGACTAATCCATTTTTGACCTTGAAGTCTTTATCGACTGTTGCCATTTACTACTCCTTCTTCTAACTATTTATTTTTTATTACTTTAAAAGTGTTCCAACAACAGCGACTGTTGAGTCATTGTTGAGGGTTGCGACACGAAGACGAACATCGTTGCCAGAAACATCTGCTGAAACGGATCCAAGATCACCATTTGTTCCAACCATTGCGTATTCTGTAATAGCGACATTGTCTGATGTGTCAAGTGTTAGGATAACCTTTGAAACCTCTGTGTGAGATCCATTGGCAATCTTAACAAGGAACTCAGCAGAACGATAGTCTGCCTTAGCCCATAGAACTGCTGTGCTTGTGCTTGCAGTTGCGACAGTTGCCTGTGCTGCTACTTGCTTTGCTACTGAGGCAATCTCTACTGCAGGGAAATCTGGAGTTACTGCTTCAAGAGCAGTTACTGCACGAGCATCTGTGAAGTAAAGGTTTGTTGTACCTTCTACAAGGTCATCAGTATCAGAATCTGCTACACCGTTTTCTGCGGTGATGATAAGACCTGTAGTACTGTCACCTGTAATTGCGATATTTGTTAGTGATGCATTGAGAAGAAGATTTGCTGCTGAAGCCTTTGCACGAGCATCTGTGTGGTAAAGGTTTGCTCCTCCCTCTTCAATATCATCTGTGTCAAGACCATTTATTGCATTTGTTGTAAATGTCTCAGCATTAGTCTGTGCTGTTGAAGCAGAACCTGCTGCATCGTAGTTGATTGCAAGGCCGTCTGCGTAGTTTTCTGCTGCAAGTTGTGCTGCTGCTGCTGCACCATACATATCGTATGCTGCTGCTGTTGCTGCAAGGGCTGCTGTGTTGAAGTCTGAGATATCTGCTGCATCAAGACCAGTTACAGAAATTGTTGCTCCTGTAATGTCAATGTTTGCTCCTGCAGTTAGAGTATCTTGCTTACCTGCTGCGATTGTCTGAAGATCTCCAATAATATCTGGGTTGTCCTGAAGTGCTGCTGCCAACTCATTGAGTGTATCAAGTGTTGCTGGTGCTGAATCTACAAGATTTGCAATTGCTGTATCGGCATATCCTTCTGCTGCAAGTTGTGCTGCTGCTGCAGCACCCAATGCATCGTATGTACCAGAAAGATTTAATGCTGTAATAGCATTATCTGTGTAAGTATTTGCATCTGTTTCTGCATCCGTAATCTGTCCCTCAAGAGTTGTTACTGCTGCTGAAAGAGCATTAGATGCTGTAAGTTCTGCTGCTGTTTGTGCTGCGTTAGCCTTTGAAGTAGCATCTGCTGCTGCATCTGCGATTGCTTCGCCCTTAGCGGTAGCAACTTCTGCATCTGTTGCAAAAGATCCATTTAGGGTTGTAGAAATTTGTACATTTTGTGAACCATTGAAGTTAACTTGACCAGTTACATCTCCAGTAAGTTCAATTGTACGAGAAGTTTCAAGTGTTGTTGCTGTATCTGCATTACCAGTTACATCACCAGTTAGATTTGCTGTAATTGTACCCGCAGCAAAGTTGCCGTTAGCATCACGCTTTACGACCTTGTCTGCTTCGTTTGCTGAGGTGGCTGTTCCACCAATTAAATTGACGATGTATGTTTGATCGTCTGATTTCTTAGTAAGAACGTCAAAATTGTTTACTGTTGCTGTTGTGCCTTCGACAATGAGACCATTCTTTACTTTAAAGTCTTTTACTACTGTTGCCATTTTATTATCTCCTTAGTTATGCCTTAAGTCCTATACGGGCGAACCGTGCAGTGACTGGCTTGATCGCAGGATCTGGAGTGACTGTAATAGCCACGGTATTTCCAGTGCGAGAGACGCTTATGGTGCCAATATTCCCATCATTGTCTATTGTTCCGTATTCGCTGACTGATACATTTGCACCGTCAACGAGAATTGTTAGTTCGGTTGCATAGAACTTATTGTCCCCTGCTGTGGTCTTGGATACTGAAATAATGTACTTGACCATACGCCAAACTGTAGCATCAAAGTTATCAATTACAGTTACGTTCTCAATACCAGTGATTGTATTTTCATTGTTACCGTAAGAACCCAAGTCTGTTGCTTGAGCAGATGCGGTATCAATTAAATCTTCATAATTTTCTTGAGTAGGCCTATCTCCTGTTTCAAAAAGAGCCTTTACGCCTGAAATTGATATTTTCGCCATGTGGTAATTATAACATGCTTTTAATTATACTGTTAAAGAATATAGTTGCTGTAGCCAATAACCTGTAGAGGAATTGGCGGGGGATTAGTTTTAGAGTATCCAAACACACTTACATTGATAAACTGAACCCTAAATGGCAAAACCTCTTCTACTCTAGCCTTTGGCTGGAAGTGATCTATTCTTATTCTTTTGACATCAAGGTCTTTGATTTGAGTATGAGCAAGCCTATGGGTTGTTCTATAAAATTCTTGTGGTAGTGGGGTTAGGTTTGTTGTCATTAATTTGTTACATCTTCAATGATAACCATTGACCCTTTGGCTACCGTCCAAACTCTGCCCTCTGATAAAAGTTCTGTGAGTTGGATATCAAAGATGTCTCCCGTCTCAAGAAGTTCTGATTGTGAAGATGTAATGTTTACCGTGAAACTTCCTTCTGTATCCTGAAACTCAACTGGCTGAGGGGATAGAGAAACAATAAGCACTCCATTACGACGAATGTCCATATCAACTTCCCAGTCATCAAGAAGTAGTGGCTCTCTTGCATCGTTAGTTACATAAACACGAAATGCTGCAGAGTCTCCACGAACAACAGTCCAACGAATTTCTGGAGGTGCTGCACCTAATGCATATGAGTCTGTGGGTTGATTTCTGAAGGTAGCCATAATGTTATTATATCACGACAACCCGTCTTTAAGGGCTCCCCAGGTACCGTTGCCTTTTGTTTGAACAATTAGCATTCCACCTTCAGCAAGTGTTGCCTGAATAGCAACAACTGCAATATATCTTGCTGGTCCAGTTGCTGGGCGACCTGCAACAAGAGTTCCAGTATTGTCTACATAAACCTTTGTTCCAGCAGATCCCAAACCTGTTGTATTCATTTGAATAACTCCAGAAACAATAACCAAACCATTAGAATTATTTGGAATATCATTTTTTACTAAACCTAAAATTGGAACATCTGGATTATGAGACACACTTGACGGATCATATTTTTGAATTAATGATTTTCCAGAAAGACTACCACTAATAAATACTGGAATACCCTGGGAAATTGCTGTGCCTGTAGTATTTCTAACATCAATATATGCTGCGCCATATCCCAGGGGAGGAAGAATATTATTCAAAGCATCAACTAATACTTTAAAATCTCAGTGTACATTGACGGGATCTGAAGCAATAGGGTATGAAAGTGAGTTGGGATAGTTAGATGCGTATTGTGGCATAATCTTTATTATACCACCCTATAAAGTTGACTTTTGGCATAATTTTATGTTATACTTGGTAGTAACACCTACCAAGGTGTTATTGTTTTCTAAGGAGGAAACTATGATTAAATTTATCGAAAGAAACAAAGAGATCATTAGCATACTCAGCATACTGACTTTAGTAGCGACTTTGTCAAACGCTGCTAATGCTGAAACACAAATAAGTGACAAAAATAATTTGAGTATAGAACAGGCTCAGGAGCAAGGAAACGCCTCGAAAGAGGTTTTTTTGGTTTCTAAGGCTAAAAAGTTAGAGAGTTTTGAAAATAAGGTTTCTCTTACCGATACCGAATTAAAGCAACTCCTTTCCCTTGTAGGGTTTAAGGGGCAAGATCTTGTAGTGGCTTGGGCCATTGCCAAGAAAGAATCTAATGGTAGGCCTTTAGCATTTAATGGCAACCACAAGACTGGGGACTCCTCTTATGGAATGTTCCAAATTAATATGATTGACAACTTGGGTCCAGACCGTAGGGATAAGTTTGACTTGGACTCTAATGCTGAATTGTTCAATCCCGTCAAAAATGCAGAGATTGCATATTACATGTCTAGGGGTGGAGAAGACTGGTCTTCGTGGAAGGGTATTACTCCAAAGACCAAAATGTGGATGAAAAAATTTCCTAAGTAAAATATAATAACTAAGAGCACCTGTAGGATAAAACCTATGGGTGCTTTTTAGTTTCTTAAAACAAGATTTATGGATGCTCTTGGGGCTTTTAAGGTTTCAACCTCGTGAGGCAAATTCTTTGGTAAAAAAATGAAATCTCCCTCTACAACATGGTTTACATTTTCTAAATTTTCACCTGTTCTCCAAATTGCTTCACCCTTAACAACCCACTGAAACTGATCAACTTGGTCACGGTGCTTGCTTGCAACAACACCTCTGTTTTTCATTAATGAAATTAGGCAAAAATTACCAGTAAAAATTTCTGATGGATATTCAGAAAGCCCCCAACTATTTACGGGAGATAATTCAGGAATTACGGACAGGTATGGATCTTTTGGATCATACAAGTGAAATGCTAATCTTGACCAAAATCTACACTTTAATCTGTGATCAAGATATTCTTCTTCTAGGTTTCCAGTTGAAAGATATGATCTATCTGGAAAAACTTTTAGGTCATCATCGACAAAATCTGAGATAATTGGTAAAAGTGTGTCCCAGGACGGAAGAATAGGAAAAGCATTTTTAAATACATGAATTCTATTTTCTATGATTGCTTGCCTTACAAGATTCATATCTATGCTCATTTTAATTAATCTCCTTACTTGTTTCCATACTTAAGGCTCCATTCTTCTTCAGAAATATTTCCTTTTATAACATGAATATAGTTTTGATTTTTTGTATGCCACCAATGATCGGGCTCTACAAAATGGAAAAAAACCATTGCCACGTGCTGAGACTCTACATTTGGAAAATCTCCACGACCATGCTTTTGATCATTTCCATAATAAGCAAGTGCTTGATTTTCATACAGCGTGTAGTTTTTATCATCAACATTTAAATCCCATGGCTCTGTTTGATAAACACACATGTCTATTGTGTATGTACATGCATTGTCATCAACGTGAGTAAAAAGACTTGCGTATTCTCCTTCATAATGTGCAAAAACAGCATATGAAGGAACTAAAGTTTTGCTATCAAACACATCTC